TTGCAGTTTATTATATTTTTTAATTGTTCTGCATACCTTCCGTTATCGTTTGTATTATCAACAATATAGATATGTTCTGTGCTTATATTGTTTTGCAATGCGTTAAAAAAATCAACATCGCAGTAGCTTTTTACTTTGTTTGTGTAAACTGCTACAAATACATTATATTTTTCCATAGCTATCTATAAATTCTTGGTGCTTCTCTTTTAAAAAATCTATATGCTGTTTTTTATCTCCGTAGATAATATGACATTCTCTACAAACTGCCATTAAGTTTTCTATTCTGTCCGCCTCTTGCGAACCACCCATACCACGAGCAGAAATATGGTGAATGTCAACACTCTTTCTACCGCATACTTCACAAGCAATAAACTCATCCCCTGTATAACCAAAGTAATCAAAATATATCTTAGTATGTTTTCTCATAACGAACCATCCTGTAATGGCATCCCTTCCTTATCGTCTACTCTCCTGTACTTTTCGTGCCAAAGTGTATTACACAAAGTTACACTTTTTTTTACTATTTCTTCTTCTTCTGCCTCTGGTAAAATTATGTGTAGTGCCTCATGTAAAAGTATTTCTAAATGCTTTTTTCCCTTTAAAGATTTATCTAACTCAATCACCCCGACTGAATCAGCAAACCCCCAAACTCGGTCTTTACGCAAGTCTTTATATTTTACTTTAATTCTCACTTTTAAGAATTGCTAGGTCTGGTCTATCTACTTCGCTTATCTCTATCTTTACTCTGTTCCTTACTGATGCTAACGCTTTGCGTAAGTATTTTTCCTCTTTGTACAAATCGGATAACTTATTCATTATAAAAACCTCTTGTTCTTCAATGCTCATTTTATTAAACTTTTTAGGTAGCATAATATTTATTTTGCAGAACTTATTAATAAATGTCTTTTCTCTTTAATGTTTATTGCCCCTAGTCTTTTCCTAGAACTTGCACCACAATTACTGCATCTCATTAACTCATAAGCATTGGCAGTTGTATAGTAAAGTTTTCCTTGACAGTTCAAATTATTGCTTCCACAATTAGGGCATCTATGCTCTTTCTCATCTAGTATAAATAACCCCATGTTTGGGTGTGGTTTAATCCATGCTCTGATTAACAAATAGGTTTCCTCTAGTATCCTAACATCCTGTACGTTATAAGTTTCCATTTCAGACAATGCACTTGCATTACCTTTCATGCAGTTCTCCCAGAGTTCAAACTTGGTTTCTTTTTTCCTTTCCAAGTTCAATAACTTGTTTACATAGTCTAGCTTATTACTAGTAAATCCAAACTGCCTCCTAATATGTTTAAGCGTGTCTATTTGTTGATAGGGTAATGGTGGATTCAATCCATTAAGAATAAACCTAGAGTTTAGTCTAGGCATATCAAACTTCTCCCCGTTATGTGCTATAACTATATCCGCTTCGTTTACTAGCTTCCAGATACCTTGTATAATTCGTTTGTCATCCTGCTTTAATACTTCGCTAGGTTTTATCTTTCCGCTATAAACTTTATCTTCAAAGAGCCATTTAGCTGCCCAAGTCAAACAAAACCAATCCGATTGTATTTGATGTGTTCCTATGTTCTGATTCCATATTCCCCAAACGTATGCAGAGATAGGAGCAGTTTCTATATCCAAAATCAGAACCTTAGCACTAGTGTTTATTTTTTCCATTTTGGTATTTGTGGTATCGTAGGTTAAAGGCTTTTGGTAAGTCCTATCTATTAAACTTTTTCTATCTTTATCCCCAGTTGCTCCTCTGTAATACCTTATTAAATGTCTTGCAGTATCTATACTATTAAATAACCCTTCGTTTTCCTCAAATAATTTTACTGCTAAAGTATAGGCTTTAGTATCTGGATACATAGCAAGATAATCCTTAACTATTTTTCCTTTCATATTAGAACATATCCGTTCTTATCTAATCTTCCTTTATTGTGTAAATCTAGTAACTGCCTAACTGAATAACCTAAAGACTTTTGAAAATGGGGATTATCTGTAAACTTCCAATCTCCTCCCCACTCCCAGCCGAATTGTTTAAATATTTCTACTACTTCTATCCAGTCTGCTTTACCATCTCTATCAAAATCTCCTTTCACATCCCATACCGCAGTTTCATATAACCCGTTTTTATCTTTGTCTAATAACAAAACAATATCTAAAGCTAACCCGTAATTATGGTAAGAATGACCGCCTCTAGCATTTGTAACCTTTGCTCCTTTAGTAGTCCTACCTTGTGCAAATAGTTTATCCTGCTCTGCAAATGTTCTAAGCGTGTAAGAAAACCTGCATAAAGAACCTGTAAGGGATTCGCAGATTTCCTCATAAATAGAGAAAGCCTCATCCCGTAATTTGGGATGAAGCAAACCTATTCTTTCTATTGTGATTTTATCACTTAGCATCTTTAGCAAAGATACCTATTAAAAGGATTCCTAGACCTTCTAAGGCTCTTTCCCAGTTCTTTGATGCAATGCCTTCAATTAACAAAGGTAGACCTGCAACTGCACCAAATAGGGTTGTTTTGATGTTCTGAAAATACTCTTTCATATTTTTGGTTTTTGATTGAATAATTTATGTGCTATACGTTCTACTCCTTTTAATCCCATGAACCCTAAAATAAAAGCTACACTAAACTGGTGGTTTATCTTTTCTACTCCGAACCAATCACAAACCACAGGTGTAAGGTAGTTAGCAGAAGCAACCCCTCCGAACATAGCTACTAAAGTTTCTTTAACATCCTTTCCTTTCTCAATGAAAAAAGAGCTACCAAAAAAACCTGCTATTGATAAACCTAAGTTTATTCCTAGTTCTTCTAATCTACTCACCTTTTAATTGCTTTAATTTATTAGATGCCCATTCAATATCTGCCTGTCCACCCCAAGCGTCAACTGCTAAACCGCCACATCCTTTAGAGTATGGCACATCTTTATATTGAAGATGCCTAGCAAACGCTGCCATCCTGCTAATCGTTTCCCTCGTTATGTTTTCTTTTCTTGCTAGTTGGTATGCTCTAGCTTTGCCTACTGGTGTTAGGCATGAACCCCACCCGTTTTTCTCTGCCCAAGCTATTGCTCTTTTTGCTGCGTTTACTGCGGATTGTGGATAGTCATTATAACTATCTGCCATAGCAACCCTAATAGCTGCCCATGCCCTATGTGCTGCTTCTTCGGTTTCGTATATACACGAACCGCTACCTATTTTGAATTTTCCGTTTGAGCATTTGATAACTGGCATACCTTCTTATAAATGCTTTGTCTAAGTTTATTTATCACATGAAGGTTAAAATGAGTATTGCAATAGTTGAAAAGTTCCTTTCCGCTTTCTTCTCTTAAGGCTTTGTCATTAGCTAAAAGTTTAACCCACTTGTACCAATCTGTTTGTTTATTAACATA